CCAATAACCCACTATCCTCCACTTTCCTCCACTTTAAGATAAATCTAAAAAATATCAGTAACATTTAACCTGTGGATAACTACAGTAAACCTGTGGATAACTCTATCAAACCACGCCTCCCACCTGTGGATAACCCTGTGATATCATGGGTATATGAAACCTTTTCTGATCATAATGTTAGGCATATTTCTCTTCTTAAACTACATGGCTTATCTGCAACAAATCCGTATGTCTGGATAAAAAACCACGGTATTGATCTCTCTGGCTATCTGTGATATGCTGGATACATGTCAAATGTCCTATGCTTTAACTGTGGTTTAATGTTTAAGGTTGCCTACTATATTGAGCAACCAACAACCAAATGTCCTAAATGCAATCCAGCACACTATCACGAAGTGAACTGTGCCTGTTTCCTATGTATGCCATGATGTGTTTATACTAGGGGTAATGGGGTCTTTCTTGACTTCCCCCGAATTTTCTGATATGCTGGTTTGATGAGCGATATTGATGATTTTATTAAAGATCCATGGAAACTTTTTAATGAGATGAGAAAGACTCCCCACCTCTGTGATTATGAATACAGTATTGACCCCTCTGGGGCTATGTTCTTTGAGATATGTAAACTATGCCTTGATACTAAGGGTGTAATTGAGATGAACAAATGAAGCAATGGAAGCAAAGAACCTGGTTTCAGGCACCTGATGGCACAAAAGGATCTAATGCCTTGGTTGCTAAAGAGGCTGGAGTTACTGTCGGAACAGTTACCAATGTATTTAGTTATCCTGAAAAAGTAATACCAGAGACTAAAAAAAGGGTTTTAGAGGCAGTTAAAAAACTTAACTATACCTACAATCTAATGCCAACAATGAAGATGTGTACTGTCTGTAAGGTTGCCAAACCATTTGAAGATTTTTATGATGGCTATAAAGCCAAGAAGCAAAGAGATGTGGTAAATAAAAAATATCCTCATTCTAGATGTAAAGATTGCGATCATGCCAGAGTTAAGGTCTATCATAAAAATAATAGAGCCAAGGTTACAAAACAACAGTTAATTTCTCATAGACGTAGAGAATATGGGTTAACTGAAGAAGAATACAACAATATGGTTTTGTCTCAAAATAACATGTGCGCTATCTGCAATAAGCCTAGTGATAAAACTCTACATATAGACCATGACCATGTAACAGGCAAGGTTAGGGGCCTGCTATGCTTTAACTGTAACCTAGGCATAGGACTGCTACAAGAAGATCTTGTTGTTCTTAATAGGGCTATTGAGTACTTATCTTGATATACCGTGCAAAATTAGGCTATTAACCAATAGTGCCCTTTTAGGGCATGGGGAGGTTTGTTATCTCTATTTTGCGCCGAACCTTAAAAACTTGACAATTTTTTCGCCGAATGGTATGATGTAGGTATGAAGAATACATATAAGTGTCCAGAGTGTGCAACAACTATTGCAATCAACACGAAAGTCCACACATTGCCAGAGTCAATCATCTGTCCTTGTGATGCGGTTATGCCAATAAAACCATGATATGTGCAAAGTATGGCTGTAATTTTGAATTAGATATGGATGGCCAAGTCACATGCGTTGAGTGTGGGGCTATGGATGATGATAAACAGTCTATTAATCTAGATAACTTATAGGCTATACTAGGTACATGAAACCTTATTGGTTTAAGTTAACTGAGCATGATGAGCCTATTTCTATCAAACCTAAAAACAATAGATTCCTTATTCTCCTTATGGGTATTGCTATAGGGTTTATGGGGTCATACTTGCCTATCCCGTCAAAAGTTGCAGATTATACTGTAGTCAAACCAAAGGTTCATAAGCCTAATCCAATACCTATTAATATTATTAAGAAACCCTCAATATCTACTTTACCCAATGAAGATCAAGATGATGGTGAAGACGATTAAATATGGGTCTATCTAAAAAAGAAAAGCAGGCCTTGCAACAACAATATTTTAATAAAGTAAGATTAAATAATAAAGAACTATGGAGCCTATGTTATATATGTTCCAAACCTAGACATTCCTTTACCACTGTGGAGAATATACCTATGCCTGTGTGTAAGGAGCATTCTTGATATACCGTGCCTTGCTTTTTTTGCAGAAAGTTGATATACTAAATATATGATAATTTTGGGTGTAAGTAGGGGTCGTCATGATGGATCTGTGACATTATTGATTGACAACAAAGTGGTATATCATCTAGAAAGTGAAAGATTATCTAACGTTAGACATGATAGATACGCCTTTCAAGTAATAGGAAAGATAAAAGATTATGTTGATCATGTAGATTATATAGTTTTAACTGGATTAGAAAAAAATCCTAAATATGCCAGTGGAGATCGATCAGATAATTTAGATCCATATACTTGTTATGTTTTAGGACTTGGAAAAAGTTTTTATGAATATGGAGTAAAAGAAGCAGATCTTTGGGATATTCACCATGAAGTACATGCATCAACAGCATTTTACAATTCTGGATTTGATAGAGCCTTATGTATAGTAAAAGATGGACAAGGATCTAGATATAATCTTAAAGGCAAGATGTTTCAGGATAATTCTTATGGTTATGAAAATGGATCTGCTTTTATAAAAGAATATCCTGACACCAGTTTTTTATTTAAAAAACATATTTCTGTTAATTTTAAATTACCTAAAATACCTTTTTGGATTGACGATCAGACATATCTTACCAACTCTATGTCTGAGGCAACTGTTTTTGAAAAAGTTTCTGAATTAATAGGTCTTACTGTGTGGGATGCTGGAAAAACAATGGGACTATCCTCTTATGGAAAAGATAAAAAATTTAATTTTAAATTATATGAGGAAAATTTAATTAATAAAAAAATTTTTGGAAGGGGTGTTACTCTTTCAGAAATGAAATCATTAATTTCAAATTTAGAAACTTTTGAAGAAAAAGCAGATCTTGCTTATAAAATACAAAAAGAAATACAAGAACAAGTTGCAGAAGAAATTGTTGAACTTATTAAACAAACAGGTGAAAAAAATATTTGTCTTTCTGGAGGATTCTTTTTAAACTGCGTATCTAATTATAATTTATTAAAAAAAATACCAAAAGATATTAATATTTATATTGAACCTATGTCAACAGATGGTGGTAACTCATTAGGGGCTGCCAAACTTTGGTATTACCATTTAACAAAGTCTAAAGAAATATCTAAACAAATAAATGTATATTATGGACCAGAGTATAATTATAAAATAGAAGATTTAAAAAATCAAAAAATAATAAAAAATGTAAATAAAGAATATGTTGCGAACTTACTTGCTAATAAAAAAATTGTTGCCTTATATCAAGGAAGATCAGAGGCTGGACATAGGGCTTTGGGAAATAGAAGTATTCTTTATGATCCAAGAGATATAAATGGAAAAGATCATGTAAACATTGTAAAGAAAAGAGAATTTTTCAGGCCATTTGCTGGAACCGTCATGGAAGAATATGCCCAAGATTGGTTTAATATGGAAAGATTAAAAGATTCAAAATTTATGATGTATGCAGTTGATGTATTAAAAAATAAACAAAAAATAATTCCAGCAATAACACATGTTGATGGTACCTGTAGAGTACAAACTGTTTCAAAAAAAGATAATAAACATTATTATGAACTAATTAATGAATTTTATAAAATAACTAATGTTCCAATTTTACTTAATACATCCTTTAATCTTGCTGGTAATGCTATAGTTGAAACACTTGATGATGCATTAAAAACATTTAATAATTCAGAAATAGATTATTTATATTTACCAGAACTTAAAGTACTTGTAAAAAAAGATTAGAATACATTATAAGATACACACGCTGAACTTGACAACTTATCCTCCAAACTGTATAATAGATATATGAGCATAGACGAAATGACATTACGAGAAGAGATTGCTAGGGCTATTGAGGCCATTGAAATTAAGGACTCAACTACTAATGCACTGGGTATGCGTATACTTGCTGCAAAGGTAGCAAGAGGAGAAGATAACTACATGACGAGCATGTTTGAAAGTCAGGTTGACTTTGAGTAATGAAGAGATTTCTAAACTACTAGATCAAGAATCCTATCGCATTTGGGACACTGCTAAAGTTATTAAGAATCAAGACTACCATGATGGTCTAGTCAAAGGTCTTAAGATGGCTGCTAAGTTTGTCGCTAAACTATGAAACCTCAAGAATGTGAAAAATGTGAAATGTCACATAAAGATCCTATATTTTGGGAACTGCATCAAACCATGACAGATAAAAGGATTTGGTGTGCATATGGCAAAAGAGTGTAGCCATACTTGGTATATGCGTGAACTAGGTATACAATGTACTAAGTGCTTAGTCTTATGGGAGGGCGATGAAAGAGCCTAAGATAACTCAAATGGATTGGCGTAGCCTAGGCTATTGGCCAGTATGGAAAGACGGTAAGAAAGTGTGGGTACCCAAAGATGATAAATCATTCAACAAAAATACAGAGAACTAGGGTTTGGCCATTACGATGGATAGGTAATTTTTGTGGAGGCTATGCTGGTAATCATATAGTTAAGGCTATTGATTTAGATGAAAATGATAACTTAGGTCTTCGTTATAAATACCACGCAAAAATGTGGAAGTATCTAAACAAACCTTATGAGCGTTGGGGCACTTACTACAGCCTAGACTTAGATGCGTGGAAAAATGATTTAGATCAGATGAGAATAAATATGTCAGATGAAGGCTGGGACGACTATGACGCTTTTGGTAAAGCCTATTGGGATAAAGATGATTAATCTTGAGATTCCTGATCCATTTCAAACCTTTGTAGCCAAAAAGTATGCTAACGCAAAGGGTTATGTACATGATTTCTTTACTGGAGAATGGTCTTATAAGTGTTTAACTTGTAAGGAGTGTATGTCTGCTCCATCCCGCAAAATTATGACAAAGATTAGACTGTACCATAGCAGGAATGAATGCACAGGTGGATATTAATTACCTTGTTGCAATAAACCTTCAAACCTGATAGAATAGATATGTTAGGAGAAGTATGTTTTGTAATTATTGCGGGAATAGATTAGAGTTTGGTGATTGTAATTATTGTAATGATAATAACAACGCCCTTAGAGAATTTGAGGAAGAAGATGATTAATATTTTATTGTTGATCCCTGCATTTATTGCTGGGTATGTAGCATGTTATTTTGTTATGACCTATAAGGTAAAGTAAATTAAAGTTTGTAGCAAATGTGGGCTTAACTTAGACAAGTCCCAGTTTTCTCCATCTTCTGGTGGGAAATATTTAAGGCCAGAGTGTAGGTCTTGTGCTTCCAAATTGGCAAAGCAAAGGCTAGAACTAAGGAAGGTTTGGGGTTATCCAGAAGAAGATCACGTATGTCCTATCTGTTTAAAGAATGAACAAGAACTCAAGGGTACTGGAGGAAATGCCAGCATCTGGGTAGTAGATCATGACCACATCACTAATAGTTTTAGAGGTCATATCTGCCACAACTGTAATCGTGGCCTTGGTGTATTCCAAGACAATGTTGATAGATTAGAAAGAGCAATTAACTACTTAAGCACCAGTAGCCAAGTTGGTTAAGGCACCGAACTCATAATTCGGCTATCGTAGGTTCAAGTCCTACCTGGTGTACTAAACCTCTGTAGTTCAGTGGATAGAACACAGGACTTCTAAGCCTGGTGTCGCAAGTTCAATTCTTGCCAGAGGTGCTATAATAGATAAAACAAAGGGGTAGTCTTGGCTAATATAGTTTTTCTTGGTAATTTTGAAGTCTCTTATAGTAGTGAGAATCATCATGCTAGTAGTCTAGAGTCTTTAGGCCATACCGTGACAAAATTACAAGAGCGCAAGGCTAAGACACAAACCATCCTAGAAAAAGCATTAGAGTCTGATTTATTTATCTGGGTACACACACATGGTTGGGAAACTGGTGGAAACATCTCAATGGATGACGTTCTTAATAAACTTAACTCTGCTGGTGTTCCTACAATGACATATCATTTAGACTTATGGTTTGGCCTTGATAGACAAAACGATCTTAAGCATGATAGTTTCTATAGAACTATTGGACACTTCTTTACTGTAGATAAACTTATGGCTGATTGGTTTGATCACAATACCGCCGTTAAAGGCCATTTCATGCCTGCAGGGGTATACGATAAGGAATGCTACATACACCCAGACTATGACACACAGAACTTTGAGTACGATGTTATTTTTGTGGGCAGCAAAAGATATCACCATGAACACAAGTATCGCCCAGAACTAATTGATTTCTTAAGAAAGACATACGGCAAACAATTCCTTCACGTTGGTGGAGATGGAGATACTGGAACTATTCGTGGTGATGCATTAAACCGTATCTATGCTAAGAGCAAGATTGCAGTAGGAGATAGCCTTAACATAGGTTTTGAGTATCCTTACTACACTAGTGATAGATTGTTTGAGTCTACTGGTCGTGGTGGTTTTACCATCTACCCAGAAATTAAGGGATTAGATGAATACTTTATGCCTGATGAAGTTGTGTTTTATAAGCATGGAAACTTTAATGACTTAAGAGATAAGATAGATCAGTATCTTGAAAACTCTTTGGTACGAGAAAGAATCAGAGTCAACGGTCACAACCGTACAAAGAAAGAACATACCTATGTCCATAGATGGACTGCAATCTTAGAAGAGTTGGGTATTAAATGAATTGCTTAGTAACTGGAGGAGCAGGCTTCATTGGATCTAATCTTGTTGATAAACTTATAGACCTTGGTCATAATGTTATCTGTATAGATAATGAGTCAGCCGAGTGTCATGAGCAATTTTACTGGAACCCAAAAGCAAATAATTATAAATATGATATATGTAATTATAAAAAGATAGAACATTTGTTTAATGGAATTGACTATGTATTCCATATTGCATCTGATGCAAGAATTCAACCAGCAATCCTAAACCCTAGAAAATCTATTGAGTCTAACGCAGTGGGAACTGCCAATGTATTAGAACTATCTCGCTTAGCAAAAGTAAAGAAGTTTGTTTATTCTAGTACATCATCTGCCTATGGTAAGAAAGCAATACTTCCAAACATAGAAACGCAGGCATCTGACCCACTAACACCATACTCTGCTGCAAAGGTGTTTGGTGAAAACCTTGCAAGAGTTTACTATAATCTTTATGGTCTTGAGACTATATCACTTAGATACTTCAATGTTTATGGAGATAGACAGCCACTAAAGGGTCAGTATGCACCAGTAATAGGACTGTTCTTAAAGCAATATCATGAAGGCAAACCACTGACAGTTGTTGGAGATGGATCTCAGCGCAGAGACTTTACACATATATCTGATGTAGTAGAAGCAAACATCCTTGCATCTGAAGCAAGTCATGGTTTTGGTGAAGTATATAACATTGGGTATGGAAGTAACTATTCTATAATTGATATTGCTAATATGATTTCAAATGATGTTAAGTTTATCCCGCCAAGAATTGGTGAGGTGCAAGAAACTCTTGCATCTAATGAAAAGTTTAAAAGTTTAACTGGATGGACACCAAAGGTATCACTAATAGAATGGTTGCAGAAATGACAGAGATGAAAAAGGTAATAATTAATGGTGAGTTTGAGATTACTTTGCCAGATCATCGTGCTGCTCGCCCTGAATGGTACGAACCTAAAGGTTGGGAAAAACCAAGACTAAGACACATGTCTGAAAATATTTCTTCTGAAGATGTTATGTACTATGTTGGTGCAGAAGAAGGCGAGTTTGCTGCACTATGTCAAATGTGGGGTGCGGAAGTAGTTGTATTTGAACCAAACCCTAAAGTCTGGTCACACTTTCCATTGCTTTGGAGTGCAAACAATTTAGATTTACCACTTGCCTGTTTTCCTGGTTTTGCATCTGATAAAATAAACAATCTTTCAAGAATATATTACAACAAGTGGCCACCAGAAGTTAACAACGTAATTGAAGCAGCCCACGGATTTAAAGAACTATACCTTGAAGGAGAATCTTATGGTCAGATTACTATAGATTCTTGTGTATATGATCATGGGATTAAACCACCTACCGCCATTTCATTAGATGTAGAGGGCAGTGAGTGGAGGGTCCTAGGAGGGGCTGAGAAGGTGCTTAGAGAGCATAAGCCAAAGATTTGGTTATCTGGACACCCAGAGTTTATGTTGCAGCAATGGGATGAGTCTTTATATAATCTTAGACAATGGATAAAAGGATTAGGATACAAAGAATTGATTTTAGATTACCAACATGAGGTTCATTTATATTATGAATCAATATAACGCATACTTATATTCTCATGATGGACAAGACTATGCAAATGACAAATGGGACTATGGATTATTAAAAGAAATATTTGATAAGCATGGAGTAGATCAAACAAGGGTTACAGAGATTCCAGAAGCAGATAAAGCCTTTGTTGTAATCCCTGGACCACAAACTGCTGGCAATGAAGAACTCTTGTCTAATGAATTAAATAAACTTTCTAGAGTTGTTTTATTTATTAATGGAGATGAGAATGCTAGGTTTGATGTAAGTAAAATTAGGCATAATAATATTGAGATATGGATTCAATACCCTCATGAAAAGCATGATCAATATAACAAGATGCCAATTGGAGTTCCACAACACCTAAAGGACAACGCTCCAGAATATAAAGAAAAAGAATATGATGTGTACTTTGGTGGACAGATAACGCACTCAAGAAGAAAAGAGTTAGCATTGGTTATGCCAATCCTAAAAAATTCACTCTATGGACCAACAAGAGGATTTTCTTTAGGAGATAAGCCAAAAGATTACTACGCTAAACTATCAAGTGCAAAGATTGCTCCATGTCCATCTGGAGCAGCAGTAATAGACACATTTAGATTCTTTGAATCAATAGAATTGTTAACCCTTCCGATTGCAGATAAACTAGATCCAAGCATGACAGAGACAAAGTTTTATATGAAAATGTTTGGTCCTGAATTTCCTGTTCAGTCTGTAGATAATTGGAATAATATTGAAAAACTTCTTCCAGAGTTACTAGACAACTATCCAAATAACATGCACAGGGTTGTTGGTTGGTGGATTAAATATAAAAGAGATCTGGGTATTAAGATAATGGAGCAACTAAATGCATAAAAGAGATATAACTATTGTTTTGGTAACTTCTGTTTTGCCATCTCATCCTAATACAGATATCATAGATGAAACAATTAAGTCTATTAGATTTCATTTTCCAGATAATGAGATAATCATGCAGATTGATGGATTAAGAAGAGAACAGAATCACCGCAAGGCAGACTATGATGAATATAAAAATCGTATTTTATGGAAATGTTTGCATGAATATAAAAATGTTTTGCCAATGGTTTTTGAAAGTCATATCCACCAAACAGGAATGATGCGACTAACAATGCCAGAAATAAAAACATCATTGCTTCTTTATGTTGAAGGAGACACCCCTCTTACACTTGACCCTATTGATTGGGAAAAGTGTTTAGATATGATTGAATACGGTAAAGCAAACACTATTCGTTTTCATTTTGAGGCTTTTATTCCAGAACCTCACAAACACTTAATGTTTGCTTTAGAAGATGGATTTTTACAGACCTCCCAATGGAGCCAACGACCACACCTAACAAAAAAGAGTTACTATAGAGATGTTGTCTTGCCATCATGTGACAAATTCTTTTTTATAGAAGATACTTTTCATGGCAAGGTTCAAGATGATATTTTGCCATATGATATTTTTAACAAAGATGGCTGGAATATGCATAAGTTATGGATTTATCATCCTGATATAAACATCAAAAGATCTTACCACCTAGATGGTCGTGATGGTCATAGAAAATTTACTACAGATGATAATTTTTGGGGATATAAAGAATGAGATTAGGAATCATAGCAAGATCTGATAATACTGGCCTTGGCAATCAAACCAAAGAACTAGTAGACATGTTGAAACCTGACAAAATTTTATTGATTAACTCAAGTTTTTTTAATCAAAATGAGCAGCATCCAGAGTGGTATGCAGGTTACGACTGCATTACAACAGATAGAGGGTTTCCCAGAAGTGGTGAGATAAAAGGGTTCTTACAAAACCTTGACGTTGTTATTAGTTGTGAAACCTTTTACTCACCACAGTTTACTGATATGGCTAGAATGGCTGGTATAAAAACCATCCTTCAATATAACTATGAATTTTTAGGTAACCTACAACATGAAGACTGGTCATTACCAGATGTATTGTTGGCTCCAAGTACTTGGCACATAGATGATATTAAGAATCTATATGGTCATAGATGTGAAGTTATTCATCTACCGCCGCCAACTGATGCGGAGTTATTTAAAGATGTAAGAAGTATAAATGCACAAGACCATAAAAGAATTCTACATGTTGCTGGCAAGGCAGCAGTTAAAGATCGTAACGGAACAGAAACTGTTATAAAAATGCTTGAATATTCAGAGGAAGATTATAAATTAGTTATTAAAACACAAACACCTTTAGATATTAAATCAAGAGATGAAAGAATTATTATAGAAACCGACAATGTTGTAAAGAAGCAGGATCTATATTCTGGCTATGATGCAATGGTATTGCCTAGAAGGTATGCTGGTTTATGTTTACCAATGAATGAGGCATTGATGAGTGGCTTGCCAGTCTTTATGCCAAGGGTTTCTCCAAACACAACGGTATTGCCAGATGAATGGACACTGGAGGCTGAATTAATTGATAAGTTTAAGGCAAAAGCAACTGTAAATGTTTGGTCAGTTAGTCCTAAATCGCTTGCTGAACTTATTGATAACTATATTATTAGTGATAAAGAAGCAATGAAAACAAAAGCCTTTGAGTTAGGCTTTGAACATTTTTCAAGAGAGTCATTAAAAGAAAAATATATAAAGATTATTAACTCATAAAACAAAAAAGCCAGCCTATTTCTAGACTGGCAATTCTGTAAGTAAATATTACTTCTTTGGTGCTGCCTTCTTAGCAACAGCCTTCTTGACAGCCTTCTTTGCAGGTGCCTTAGCAGCCTTCAGAGCCATCTCTACGGCCTTAGCATCTGGCAAGATACCAAAAGCCTTGTCGTTAGGGTTGATTGCTCTAATTGCAACTGGTGCAATTGCTGCAACAAGGGCAGTCCATAGATCCTTTGGATCTGTTACGCCTGCCATGTATAATGCAAGGCCTGATGCAAGGACTGAACGTCCGTATGATGCAAGTAGTGCCTTTAGTTGTTCTGTGTTCATGTTTCCTCCTAGGATAGAACTTTAATTAGTATAGCATATCCAGCCCATAGCCCTACAATTCCTGCGACTCCCGCAAAAACTGGTGGTGCTGGTACTGGCAATTTGAATGCAGCAAATACAACACCACATCCAAAACCTGTTAGTGTTGATAATAATATATCTTTCATTATCTTATTTCATCTTCTGGCAGCAGTGTTTTTAATTCTTTGTATGCCTTTGAAATATTTTTCATAGATGGATAATCTGGTCTTGACATAGACAGTGCTTCTCCATATTCATCAAAGTATGATACATCTGCATCAACATCATTAACAAATTTGGTTAATCCTTTTTGTACGTTTTCAATATATGAGAAAGCCCAGTCTCGTGAGTCAGAAAGAAACTTAATAAAGTTTTCTTTATGTATTGATTCATCTGAATTTTCTTTTGCCTTGATAGATTTTGTTATGTCGGCATATTCTTGTAGCAAAGTATTTTCAATAAAAAGTCTTGCAATATCTTTTTTAAGTCTAACTGATTGTCTTAAGACCAACAGATATGACAATGCAAAGCAAACTGACAACGTTGCAAAAACAACAATAAAAATATCTTTCATATCCCCACTCCACATGTTTTAAGTATATCCTAGTCCTGCTGTTTTGTCAAACTATAAAAATCTTTAAAGTTAGTATTAGTAAAGATCTCATACTCTGCAAGACTTCTAACATTTCCAGCACCAAAAATTCCTTCTTCTTCACCACAAAGGATTCTTCTTTGTTTCTTGTATGATATTTCTTCTAACTCTTTCCAAGATAAACCTCTTAGATTTTTATCTCCCCAAATCTTATAGTACCCACCACGAGAATAAAAATGATAGACAATATCTTTTGCAGGGGAATAGATATCCCAGCCCCTAGTCCAAGCCCTCATAGCAAAACAAATTTCTTCACCAAAGAAACTCAGATCTGGATCGTATGGAAGTTCATTAACCATTGCTCCATAAGAAAACATAAAACCACCAAGAACGGTTTCTGATATTTCTGGATTTTCTTTTGCTCTATTTATAAACTCAAGTCTTTCTGCTGTCCACTGATTCCTTCTGTTTAATGCTATCTTCTGTCTGGTGGGGTATGACTTTATCTTTGGATGTTTTTTGATTAAATGCATACCGCCATTACTTTCTGGCTCGTAGGGTGCAGGGAAATATGAAAGAAGAACTGATGAATGACCAGAAATAGTCTTAGCCCTTTCTAGTTGATCAATAGATATAGAGTCCCAGTCTTTTGCAAACCTTGTATGTGAGTCAATTTGAAGGAAGTAGTCTTGGTTGTTGTATAGTTCCATGGCCTTTGCTCTTGCATACCCCGCACCTCTGGCTTCTTTAGAGTGCATAGTTACAAGGGATAGGTTTGGGACTGAGTCAAAGTTTGGCATTTCTAATGGCAGGCCCTGATAAACAACACCAAAGTGTAAGTTTTCTGGATTACTTGCATTGTCGATAGCGCTCTTAATAGTATAAGGAAGTTCTGGATCACGGAAAGATGCTATAGATATAAAGATTGTCATTTAATAGCCTCTCTTGTAACTAACACTATTGCGCCTTCCATCTCTAATGCTTTTTTTGCATTCAACACATATTGTAATGCCTGTATTTTGTCATCATGGACCATTCTTGCAAATACATATTCATCTAGTTTAATTGTTAAAAAATGTTCATTATCAATTAACTCTATCTTAAAATTATTTGGGGGAATGATAGAATGAAAAGCCCTACGCATTTGATCTGTATA